TTTCCTCAATATGCATTATTTCCCGCAAAACATTTAACTGCCCTTGCCGAAAGTACATATCACGCTCAGTTTTACACGCTGGAAGATCATTTATTGCGGCGTAATTACCTTCCATTTCCTCAATAAACGACTTCCAGCCTTCAGTCCTAAATAACTGAAAGTAATTGTTATAATACAACTCATTCTCTCGGTCAATATCTGACACCGTTAACTCCTTTTGGTTTTCCTGCATTTGCCTGACGCGGTAACGGAGTGTTTAACACGCGCTGATCCGCTTCGTTTGCGGAAAATAGATTCGTTAATCTCCGCATCTTTGCTGCTTTGCTTAGACATAAGTGCCGCCTCGACGCTTATATTCTTTTGTTAGCCAGCCAGACGCATACGCAGATGGCCACACCTTGTATTTCTTTTTGGCTTCAGCTTTTACTTTTGCATAAAGCTGTTTGTTTTTTGGTGTTGGCGATCCTGACTTAGTATTTTTTGCTTTTGCCATTAGCCTTAGCCTTCTTCAAGCATTTGCCAGCTTTCTTGCACTTCATCTTGTGAGGACAGCTTTTACATGGGGTCATAACAATCTCCTACCATTTTTTGCACGACCAGTATCGTGCTGTAAGTTTACTAGGCGGGTTAGTATCGCACTTATGTCTAGCACGAAACGACTTCCTTCTAGCAGGTTGGTCTTTCTTAATCGTCATCTTGGCATCGCCAAAACGAATTGTTTTTGTTTTGTCGCCCTCCTTAGCAACAACAACAAACTTTTTAGTCGGATGTCCCGGAGTCCTCTTTGGCTTGTTGTACCCGCTTACCCCGGCCCGTTCCAGCTTTGGATCCTTTTTCTTGCTCACTGATTAAAGCCTCCACCTTGGATTCCACTTCCGCTAATCTGTCGAATTGCGTCTTGAATGCTTGGTTGATTTGCTCTATTAGGTTGTCTAACTCGCGTTGGGTCATTAACATTGGTTTTAGCCTCTATCTCTTTTTCCTTTAGGAGAGTTTGAGCTACCTTCAATCGACGTTCAAATTCCTTATCGTCTTGATCGCCAGCCTGTAGGTTGCGGGTGATTGCTTGGATTTTATCTATCTCAAGCTCTTGCGGAGCAAGCTGAGAATCCATCATGTACTTCTGCGCTCTAGCCTGAGACTCTTGAGCTTGCGCTCTCAATGCTTCAGTCTGACTCTGCTGGAACTCAAGCTGCGCCTGCTGTGCCATTTGAGCCATCTGTTGAGCCTGCGGATTAGGCTGTGCGGCCTGCTGCATTGCGGCAATAAGCTCTTCGCGGTTGCTTAGGTTCATGTTGTCGATAATGCTCTGGATCAACACTGGGTACAGCGGTGAATCCTGTTGCATGGTCTGCAACAACTGTACAAGCTGAGTTACTTCGTACTCTCTAGCGATAATGCCTAGCGTACTGGTAGCGTTGAACTTGTAGTCAGCCACGGGATAGTTTTCTGGGTCAAATTGCATATACCTATGTGCAGCTTTGGTAACAAAAGGCAATAGGAAGGACTGCTGGAAGTTAATCAAAGTACGCTTGTGGCGTTTAATGATCGCGCCTAGAGACATACTTATTCCTGCGGCAGTCGCTTCGCCATTAACCTGTCCAGCAATACCTGCGCTATCAACAGCCCCCGTTGCTTGCTGTACCATCTGCTGCAAACTCGCAGCTTGTGCAAAAGTAATTTGCCCAACTTGCCCAAAGTTGAACGGCTGTAAGACTTCACGGGGATCTCCGTTAGTCAGTATCATCTTGCCGGGACGTACTTCGGGCCTACTGCCTCTCGGCAGCTTGGTTGCGTCAATAGCAAGCATTGGGTGGATAGTAAGGGAAAGAGCATCAATACGAGCGCGTAACTCTGTGTCTAGTGCTTTTTGGCTGTTATAACCCTTCTCACAAACACCACGACCCCAGAAACGTCCGGGTACTACATCCCACGGGAACGCCACAATAGGACGGTCATTCATCATGTACGGATTGGGTTCTGCCTTTAAAAGTACGCCACCGTTAGCAATAACCACTATGCCTTCAACATACATAGACTCTTCTTCTATCTCGTTGTCAAAGGCTTCCTCCAATAACTCTTTCGGCACAAGCCCGTAGTATTTGGTTAGACGTACCTTATCATCATTGTAAATAGTAAGGTCTTGATCGGGTTCGAGGTCAGTGTCAGGCGCAGCACTAGCGATATGAGCTTTGTTGTAAACCCCTTGCTCTTGCAAAAGCTCCACGTGATGTCTGCTAACAAATTCATCTACCGCAACACCCATAGCGTCTTCTATTGACGTAGCCACTGGATCAATAAGAAAGTTCTGAGGCAACACCGGCTTCAGCTTAACAACTACACGATCAGTAATGTTTACACCAACCGCCTGAAGCTGACCATCCATAACAGGTTGAACAGCAGGAGCCATCTCTTTGATTTCTTCGATAATGATTTCACCTACGCCAGTACCGAATACCGCAGAGTTAATCAGGCACTCAGCCACAGCCTTTCTAACTTTGCACTGCTCAAAGTCTTCGGTTAGCTTTTTTCTTAGGTAGGAGATGTCTTGCTTATTCTGGTCGTTTATATCATCAGAAATATCAAACCATTTGCCACGACCAAAGGTAGCTTCTTCGATTTCTGCTACGTTAGACTCAACAGCCTGCTGGAGTGCAGGAGAAATAATGCGGCTGCGCTCAGATGATCTTTCACGATCAGCAGGATCCCATATGCCACGCCACAAACGATAGTATTCATCGAAGTCCTGTTCGTAATTGCTTTCGTAATAATCACGCCAGCTTTCGCATTTGTTCATTACCCAGCCTTCAATACTTTCTCCCACCGAAAGAGGGTCTGGGCTGTAGAGTTCTTCTGCCATTTTAATATCCTGCTACAATGTCCAAAATTTCTGGCTCGTCAAATTCAAGATCGCCTATTCCGTAAGGAACATTTGCCAATTGATCTATATACGCTAAAGCGTCCACTAAGTCATCATGCGTCAACGGATCAGGGAATTGAAATAGCTGATCCAAAAACCTAGCGTTCCAATCTCCTTTGTTGATGGATATAACACCATTTTCAAAGCGACCTTGCAATGCCCACATTACACGATCTGTTTTCTTTTTGTTTCCGTGAGTTAATTCTTCAACTCTAAAAAATTGCGCGTATTTTTTTTGTAAGTCCATTAACGGCGACATTACTGCTTGTTTTGCGATTCCTCTTTCAATGCCTACCGATACTGGACGGTAATCTCTTACTGCTTGAAATATCTTAACGGCTGTTTCATCTAACGACCATCTACCGTGAATAATGTTTTCAACGTACCAGTCACCGTTATCTCCAACCTTCACAACAGCCATTGCTGTTTCGTCTAGCTTGGAGTTTTTTGTTTTCTTTTTAGATACGTCCTCGAATCCCGCCAAGTCGATAGCAATATAATAATCGCCGCTTTCAGGCTCTTCGCCATATTTGATCCATGTCTCCTTAAACATTTCGGAACCAGTTGCTTCAAACGAAGCCATAAATTCCTGACGAAAGGCATACGACGACATCGACTTTTTAGCAATATCAATCTCGCTTGGATCAAGTAAAGGATTATCGTAAGACGTAAAATGCCACGCTTTATAAGTTTCATCATCTGACATCTCCGCGTATTTAAACAATTCGTAGAAATGATTTCTGCCCATCGGAGTACCGATAAATAACGATGATCCCTTTTGGTCAGCCAATGCTGGTCTAAGGATTTGCTCCCAAACATCAGGCTTCATATCGGCGTATTCGTCCATCACGAGGTATTTAAGTGACACCCCCCGCATGGTCTCTGGTCTATCAGCCCCTTTAAGGCTGATTGTCGCCCCATTGATTAACTTAATCTGTAAGTTATTAATATGGGATCCAGATATAACTGGATGGCCTAACTCCAAAAGGGTTTGCCACATAATATCTCTGGCCTGCCCTTGGGTTGGAGCCACATAAAACACATGGCCCCTATCCGCTTGCAACGCATTGACAATGAGCAGCCACGCAGCGAGTCGTGACTTTCCTGTTCGTCTGCCCGCCGCTACTACCTTAAAGCGGGTTTCGTCATTCCATACTTCTTGCTGCCACGGCAGCAGCTCTACATTAAGATCCATTAAAGTTAACGAGTGCTGGCGCTTGTTCTACTAAATCAAAGGTTACAACTACTTCTATGTTACCTACTGAAGTCGCTTGACACTTAACAGCTTCGTTTTCGTGGAGAACAAACAGCGGGCCTCCTCCGTTTCCTAGCGTCAACGTACCGTTACCTGCCACGTTAGTACCGTCATATATGTACACCTGTGGCGTTCCAGATAAATCCCAGTACAAATCTATGCTGTTCGTAGATCCGCCGTGGTTCGCTATAAAGACGTAGCTCACAATAGCGTGAAAGCCGCTAGGAACGGTAAACAGTGTTGTTAAATCAGTAGTCGTTAGCGTTGTGTGTTTGGTATATAGCATTAGTAAGTCCAGATAACGCCGGGTTCGCGCCTAAAATCTAAATGAATAAAGTCAGGAGCTACGCCAATCCCCCTAAACTCCATGCTAATAGCCCTGTTAATTAGTAAATAGCGTTGGTTTGCGTTTGTGATTTTAATATCGCAGGCAATGCCCTGAGCGTGGGTGCCGGGTTTAGATTTTTTAGCCTCAATGGGGTGGCTAGGGTCTCTGTATCCGCTGGTGATGATAAAAGGAAACCCGCAGACAAGGCGCAGATTATCTAGCCTTTCAAGGAAATCAGGATCCATTTCGTTATTGCCGGTGTGTTGGCAGTCAAACTCTTCAATCTGAAAGAATTTCACCCGATTCTCCGTCTATTGTGCTGGATCCTGAGACATCAGCCGTAGCAACGCCAGTTATATTGATCTGAATGGCGTTTCTTCCCCCGCTTTGGATTACATCCTTTTCAAATGCAGCCACAGGAAGTATCCGATCCATGACTAACTTCCATGCAGCGGCCTGATTCCTATGGTCATTGTCCATAGCGGCCTCAAATATGGTATCCAGCACCTTCCTAGACTTAGGAGATGCCAGCATACGGGCCTTATATTCGTTGATAATGGTAGCATCGCCCTTGGGACGACCTACTTTGTTACGTCCACCGGGAGAATTAGCTACCACTTCTGTCTTTTTTGGTCTGCCTCTTTTCTTTTTTAGAGGCTGATCCGGCTTATCCATCGATTTTTCCTATGGGGCCAAGCATTTCAATCGGGAATTTAATCGTGTTCTTTTAAAAAAGCAACCTTTAATAATTTTTAACAGGTTATTCAAAGAGTTAGATATCTCTAATTTCCCCTTTTTTGTATCTGGGGGGCAACTCCATCTAACCGTCGTAACTTTCCCCCACCCCCGGTGCCATTCTTATATCCAATAGCCGTCAGGGTTACGTGTTTTTAATGGTTGCCGCACAGGAAGAGTAAGGATGGATGAACC